CATGCATAGCAGACTGTTTTTTCTTGACATCATCTTGGGCCTTTCTGAGTTTCGTTTCCTGATCTTGCAGTTTCTCGCCAAGCTCTTTCTCTTTGGCTCTGGCTTCATCATTCTTTTGGGCAATGGCCAGTTTCATGTCATTGTCCCTGTCTTCCCAGCCAAAGTGATAGCCACCTCGATAGCTGCCAAACAAAGCAATGGCAATAGCTAAAGCAAGGTAGGGTAAAGGTATGCCAAACATTATTCAGCCTCTTTTCTAGCTTGTGCCAACTCTTCACGCTCATGGTCATCTTCTAAATGGTCAGGTGGGGTAGTTGGAGGAGGGCCAGGTGTCCAAGATTCATCCAACTCTGGGTTCTTCCAAACAGGCATAGCACCAAATGGTTGACTAGGCAAACCATAGGCTGACTGAGGAGAGGCATAGGAAGACCCATAAGAGGGGTTAAAACCGCCCTGAGAGCCTTGATAGCCCATTGGTTGGCACATTGGCTGTTGGGGTGGTTGTTGCCTAGAAGTCATAGCCCGTTTACCAATAACCCCGCCGATACCGCCTACGATTAACAGAACAATGTCGTTCAACATCTTTGTATATGCCTGGTCAATTGGGGCCATTGATTTGATTGGCTGGGTGACAAAAGTCACTGAGTAGAGCAGGGAGATTACGATAAAGAAAAGAATCAGGGTGACAGCCAGCACCACAATGCTCCAGACCCTGACCTCGATCTCTTCAGTTGTTAGGTTTAACTTCGTCAACTTTTTTCTCCAAGATGGGTGCTACCAAATATTCTGGGCAAGTCTGAGTGAATAGGCATCTAGGCTTCTGGCACTCAGTTGCGTGAAAATTGTCAGGGTTCTGGCACTTGTAGCGATACTTTTCTTCGCAGCCAGTGAGCAGTAAAAGAAGCAATAGATATCTCATTTGCTTTTCATTTTTTCGTAAATCACAGCAATGTCTTGACGATTGTGCATGATGTCGTCACGATTCTTTTGGATTTCTTTTTCTAAGTCTTGACGTAGTTTTTCACGGGCTAATTCAGCACCAGTGTTTGTGGCTTGCTTGTTGTCTGATGTGACCACTAGACTAATCTTGTTGTTCAGTACAGTAACCTCATGGGATAGGTGCGACAGTGAGTTCATCAAATACACCACGCAAGTAAAAAGAATTGGCAAGATGGCAAATGCCACTTTTTCGATCAGAGCGTGTTTTCCGTTTGTTTCATTCATTTCCCTAGACCTACCTTTCCAAGTAAAAGATTCACGATCCTGTCTGACAAATCGTCAGGTAAGAACTTCAGAAAACCCAAGAAGTACAAAGCCACTAATCCGTAAACGAATATCTTTAGGCACAAGTCAAAGGTCTTTTGATACTCATTCACCGACCACACCTTCTTGTTGTCTCGCAGAATGTCATCAACTCATTCACGCCAACAAAGACTAAAAACAAAACAAAGAAGACTCCACCTATTGCCAAACCAATCTCTAGTTGTTCTTGCTCTTTCTCTTTGGCTTTCTTTGCTTCTGCCTTCAATGCACTTATCTCTTTGGCATCTGCCAAGTCCATCTCTGCTTGACGGGCTTTAATCTTCTGCCAGACATCAATCTTGCCTGTCTGCATGAAGAGCATCTTTAACTCTTCTTCAAACGCTCTGGCCTGTTCTAAAGCCATCTCAATCTGGAGGGCAGTCCCCATGTTTGAGCCTTTGCCAGACTGCTTGGCCTGAAGCATTGCTTTGGTAGCTACACTTTTTGCGTCAAATAATTTCCCAATCATGGGCGCAAGTGAGCCTAAGTCATTGGCAACATTAGCTGCCTTCTTGACCATGCTAATTGCTGACTGTATGCCAGCTAAAGCGGTTAGAGGATCGATGGGAATCATCTCTTATCTACCTTTTGCCACTCAAGGCATACTACTTTTCGGTTGTAAACATCACCTGTCCATGCCCATCTGACACACCTGTATTCAGTTTTCTCCTTACTAGATGCCACCAATGTAAACAAGATTGACAGCACTAGTAGCCATTTCACGGATACGCCCAAACAATAATGTAGCTACAAAAGATGACAAAGCAAGCAACACAGGCCGAAGCAATGATTGCTTCAACCCAATCTTTCATGTCAATCTCCTAGAATACCTGTTGCACTTCCAACAGCCGCAGCGCCAGTTAACAATCCAGTTTTAGGTTTTCTGGCTCTTTTGTTTAATTCTTGCAAAATTGCCGTCTGTTCTACTGGATCAACAGTAAACAAGCGTTTTTGCAGAGCCTCTGAACTCTCGCTACTTATGCCTTTTGCTCTTGACAGCAAGGCCGAGCCACCAGCTCTAAGCATACTTACAGGATCACTTGTTACAACTGCTTGTGCAAGTGAACCCAAAAGGTTGGCTTGCTCACGCACCGCCTGATTTTCATCTGTTCTAGAGCCTGCAAGAACACGTTGCTTGGTTTCAGCTTGTCGATTTAGCCCTTTGACGTATTGAGAAAACTCAGTGTAAGAGTCCTGTGCAGATTTAATAACTTTGCCATTAGCACCAACAGTATCAGTAAAAGCATTTCGCAACAATAGCTTTTGCTTTTCTGATTTAAATACTTGCTTGGTGAAATCACCACTTTTGTAATCCATAAGGCGTTCATTGACATCAGCCATCACACCCAAACGAAACGCCTCTTTCTCATCAGAAGTCATTTTTTTAATCTTAGATGCGGCTTCTGCTGGGTTGAGCGTTTGATATTTTTCGCCCATACTAAAAGCCTTTTTGATGCGTTCTGCATCAGCAAATTCTTCATTTGCTTTTTTGTAATCATTATTGAGCGATTTAATTAGATCGTTAAACTCATCTTTAACCTTAACAACTGTAGCGCCATACTTGGTCATTTTTCCTGTTAAGGCATCAGTATTTGAATCAATTACTTGGTCTAAACCAATTTTAATTTCATGCAATATTTCAGTAGGCACAGACTGAGAGTTGCGTATTGATTCAAGCGGTGGCAATTTTTTACCTTTTGCATCAGCATTTTTTACAGCGTTAGCATAGGCATTTTTAAATAAATCTCGATCTACATATTGACGAAATGGACGAGCATCAATATCTTTGCTATACGCTAGTGGGTATGCTTGGCTTGCCAGCCGTGACTGATTTGCCGCCAATGCCTCAAGATACTCAAAACCATTGACGTTTTTAGCCAGGCCTGCTTTTTCAACCAAGCCCTGCACAATGTTACTGGGTTGGTCAATAAGACGATTTTCAAGGAATTCCTTGGTAGCACCTTTGACTTTAGACTGCACCACATAGGCGCTGTAAGCCAAGTCATTAAGGCTTTTGCCCAAGTCAGCAATGACCGGATTGGGAATACCAATGCGGCGCAATTCATCCAACGCTTGCTGTGCTTCTTTTGGCGAAAGATTGTCTTTTTGGAGATAGTTTGCCAGCATCTTTGATGCCGCAGTCTCTTGATCGCCAATCCCCGCAGAGTTCAAGACATTCTTGATAAGAGTGCCTGCACCCTTCACAACAATTGGCACAGAACCGCCTAGAACGCCGCCAAACACGCCACCCATTGCAGTCTCTGATCCTTCATCCTTCTCAGCAAAACCATAGCCAGAGGCTGCGCCTGTAGTTGTTCCAATTGCAGCACCACGAAGAAGTTGTCCTAATGTAGTTGTGCCTGTAATCAATGCTTGAGTGGCAGGGGCAAGTTTTGCAACCTGTTTGGCAATACCTAATGGCGCAATCAAACTGCCACCAATCTCCAAACCTGTTTTGGCAATTGGCATATCCATGCCAAACTGTTTTTGTTGTTCACGCAAAAGATTGCGTTGCTTCTCATACTCTGGCCCACTAATCGAGCCAGTTTTAAGTGCTGCCTCGATTTCTTCAAGTGTTCCAAAGGTCAAGCCTTGACCAACAGACCTAAGAGCCTCGGCAGGCCCTGAGTAAGGTATGGGTGAACCAAGGACTGATTTGAATGCCTGTGGTTGGTCAGCAAGTGGATCATCTTTATAGTCAGCCATTATCGTTTTGTCCTTCTTTGTCCTTCGGGGTCAATGTATGGTGTTCCTGATGGGAACTTGGGATTTTTCAGAAACCTTTGATAGTCAGCATTGTCAATAATTTGAACATCAAATTTAGGAACATCAATTCCACGTTCTGGTGCAGGGAAATTAGCATTCCTTCTACGGCGCAAAACATCATCAGAAGCGTTCTGAGTACGACGTACATTGATTTCAACCAAGCGCCTCATTGCTGCTGCAGCCGCTGCAGGAGACTCTGAACTTTCAAGTTCTTTTGCCGCCCTTACAGCATCACCTTCAGTTTGTGTGCCTTTGTTTAAGCGCAAACTTTCATTGGTCAATACCTTCAAGAACTTATCATAATCTTCTCTTGCAATAACATCAGGGTCTTGTGATCCAAATGCTTGCCTTGTTCTAATACTGGCTCTATCTTTTAAGCCAAACTTGATCTCACCAGACTTGATTCTATTGATGAAGTTGTTGGCATCAGATGCTAAATTTGTTGCGGCAGTTGCAGTCCCATAATCTGCTTCTTCATCTTTTGCAAGATAACTTGGCAATGGCTTAGTTCTAGCAATTTCTTCATCACGTTTTGCCTTATCCAACTTCATTTGTTGTTGGAACTGATTATTCTGCTCTTGCAACCTTAATTGGGCATTTTGAATAGCCAATGACTGCTGAGTATTTGCCAATCCTTGTGATTTAAAAGCATTCAATTGTTCTTGTTGAGTTTTAATCGTAGCTTGATTTTGCTCAAATTGATTGATTCGTTGAGTCATTTCGCTCAATTCTTTTACTTTAACATCAGCTTTTTCGGGATCAAGAATACCTTTGGTAAGACTTGTTGAGTATTGTGTTGCAAGTGTTTTAACATTCTTTGGAATGGTTTCATCATCAATAAACACCTTGAATGGGTTGTCTTCTGGAACACCCATTGCACCGATCCTGCGGAGATCAGGAATAACTTTAGCCAACTGAGAGATTGCTGCCTGTCCTTGTGGGAATGACAACAGTCTATTCTTCACTTCTTCATTGACGCTACCATCTGGGTTTTTCAGTTGTGTTATCAAGTTTTGAGCAATACCTTCAAGTCCTTGAGCTTGCATACGTTGACCACGTTGAGTCAAGTAATCCTCATTCTTCATGGCTTGCATTCTGGCTTGCGTACCTTGCTCACGCAAAGCAAGGGCGGCTTCTGCATCACCACTTTGCAATGCCATTTGAGCAGCTTGAAGATATGAGTCCGGATTGCTTGGGTCAATCATTCCAAGCAATTGCTGACGTTGAGTGATGCGCTGAAGTTGTGGGTCTTGAATGCCTAAAGCACCACCAATAGCACCAGTAAGCCCTCTAGCACCCGCATAGGTCATTGCCGCACCCGCTTCACCAGGAGTCAGTTTAGCAAGGTCAATACCCTCACGCAAAGCACTTCTGCGCTGTTGCTCACCATACATTTCAGGAGTCAACCCGAACAGACCCGCTACGATATTTTCTGCCATGATGATTCCTTACAAATATAAACCGAGGTCTTGGCTACCATAATAGTTACCAGTACCAAATGTGGTTGCTGGTGCGCTCATAGCCGTTGTTGCTGGAACACCACCAAACAATCCACCTACTACTTGACCAAACAAAGGATTAGCCGCTGCTCCAGACAATGCAGAAGCGTATGGGTTTCTAGTAGCATCTGCACCAGTTGCCAAGGCTACGCTTTGACCCGCACCCGTTAAGCCTAAACGACCTACGTTGTAACCTGCTGTAGATGTTTCTTTACCAAGACCAACACCCAATTGGAAGGGTTGCTGACCTGCCGCTTCCAAAGCTTGCATCTGACCAAAAGCACTTGTAAATGGTGCATAAGCGGCTTGTTGACCACCATAGTATTGACCCATAGTCTGTGCGCCTGTACCAAGCAATCCCGCACCAAACTGGACTTGTTGTTGACCAAACTGTTGAGCATTAGCCGCCAACTGAGCCTCTTGTTGAGCACGAGCGTTATACAAAGCCTGTAGTTCAGGAGTTGTAGCACCCATAGTGCCACCTTGAGCCACAGACAGACCACCACGACCTTGTTGTTGGAGTCTGTTTTGCAGATTAGCTAACTCTAACTCTCTGCCTGGTTGAAACAAAGCCATCTGCTGATTGAGATAGTTCTGTGCAACGTCTTGAGGAGTCTGTGCCAAGTATTGATTACCCAAACCAAATAGACGTTGTGCGCCTGTTTGAAGAGGAGCAAACTGTTGTTGAGCTTGTTCTGCTTGTGTTAAACCTGCACCCGCTAAAGTAAGGAAGCGATCTTGAGCATTCTTTGCTTCAGGGCTTAGTGTGTATCCTGCGCTAGTGAGTTGACCTGTTTTAGGATCGACTTGGAATTGTGAAGTACCAAAGCGAGTGGTCATTCCAATAGGTCTAAACTGAGCAGATGCTTTAGCAGCCGCAGTCTCAGCATCAATCATTGCTTGCGCTCTTTGAGCCGCTTCACGAGATGTTTGTTGTTGGAGCAGACCTGCCGCAGTAGTAGTACCAGTGTTTACTAAATTAGCTACATTTGCAGGAGTAATAAGACTCGAAATAACTGGAGCAGTTATCGCACTTACAACTGGAGGAATAACAGTAGGAGGAATAATAGGAGGTACTACGGGAGGAACAACAGGTGGCACGACAGGCGGGACAACTGGAGGTACTACAGGAGGCACAACAGGAGGTGTTACCACGGGAGGCGTAACAACAGGAGGAGCAGTAACAACAGGAGGTGTAACTACAGGAGGAGTTACAACAGGAGGAACATAAGTTGGTGTAAATGCACCCGCACCCGCATTAAGCAGTTCTGCTTGAGTAGCCGCATCAGCCGCCAAATTAGCCGCCACAGACTCAGCAGTAATACCACCTGCCGCACCCGTAAGAAGACCACTACCACCTGTTAGGTTTGTTAATGTAGGTACAGCCGCACCAGTAGTCAAAGCACCAGCTAGGCTTGAAGCCCCCGCAGTACCACCCGCACCACCTAAAGCTAAATCAAGTTGAGCAAGTTCAGCCACTGTTAAACCAGTAGAGCCAACAGTAGCGGCAGCACCACTACCCAATGCTCCCGCACCACCAAATAATCCACCCGCAGCCGCACCGCCTAAAGCGGCTAAAACTACAGGGTCTTTAAGAGCATCTACTAATCCACCAAAAAATGATTGATCTTTTTTAGTTTTAGTTGTATTGATAAACTCACCAGTAGGTGAATAGTTTTGAACATCAGTACCAACTGGAAGTTTATCGTTTACACCACCAGTAGTTTTATATATGTTAATACTCTCAAGTGGGCCAAGTTGATTATCTTCGCCCGATTGCATATATGCATAATTGCCTTGAATCCAAGTATCACCAAGCAATACTGCCTGATCCCTAGGAAGAAATGGAGCAAGTCTTGCAAGAACATTCCCAACAGGCAATCCAGTAACAGCCGCCATTTGAGATGGAGGCACTCCAAATGTACGCATGGCCTCAAAAATCTGAGCATCACTCATGCCAGGAGTAGCACTCAGAAAATCAAAAACTTGTTGATTTGTTACGGCCATGATCTTTACTCCGATTCTTTAGGAACTTGCGCTTCAGCCTGTTCTTTAATCTTTAAAATTAAAGGCCACACGCCTGATTTTGCTGGCATCTCACCAAGCACATTCAAGATAAATTGCACTTCGTTTGCGTCTAACTCTAATTTCATGCTTGACCCCAAGGTGTCCCACTAGCAGTAACAGGGTTCTTTTGCAAAGCAATATTAGCCGCTAGAGCATCTTCTGTGGCTTGTTTATCAACACCATTAGCCCACACCCAACCAAGGACTGTTTCTTGTGTCAATTGGTCATAGGGAATCGTTGGTGTGCCATCAGCCCATGAGCAAGTTGAGTAAATAGAGGCTGTGTAGTCTCCATCTACTGCTGTGGCTTGCCAGTGTGCAGTTGTTACAAAGCCGTTAGAGGTTTCACGCTCAAGTGTTGAGATAGTCCAGTTTGTCATGGCGTTGTGCTTTCTTGAGCCGCTTGATAAGCCGCAATAACTTCAGCAGTCCAGACTGTATTGCAGATTGCAACAACATTAGCGGGAACGCCTGTCAGGTCTTGTGCGGGTGTGAGGCTTGAACGATGGTAGGTTTGGCTTAGTTGTTTGCCATCTTCCATGATGCGTGTTGCTTCACGATAGAGAACGATGCCGTTCTCGGTTACTGTGATTTGGTCAACAGTTGTGGTTTTAGTTAAAGACATAATTTTCCTTTTAAGTTAAGTGTCCGACTTGATAATCCAACCAAGTTAATTAAACAAAGTATGTTCCAGCAAAGAAAATTGACTTTCCACTTAATGTGGCATTAGTTACATTAACTCCTGGAGTAAGTGGATATACAGCAGTTGCGTTTCCTGATAAATAAGTAAAACTTGCAACAGAAGCATCTGTATAAATAAGAGACATTGATATTGCATTTGCCGCATTAAATGGAAATCCCTGAAACAAAGCCGTTGCAGTATTTGCCGTTGTTGGGTATGCAAAAGCGCCTTGTATTGACACGGCCCTTCCTACTTTTGTATAGGTTGCATAATCTACTGTGAATGTTAATCCAGCACCACTTGCATCAGTAGGTGTCCAAGTCCCCTCCTCATAATCATCCAACGTATTAGCGTCTGATGATGCTGATTGAGTTGCGGGGAATGTGATGCCAGCACCGCTTGATGATGGGGTTGCATTGCCAACTGAAATGGTGCTTAAGGTTCGTACTGTGCCAGCGCTATCGATGCGTAGTCTTTCTCCAAATGATGTCCCATTGTGTGTAAAAACATTAAAATATGTTTTATTGTCAGTACCACTACCTTCTTTATTAAACCCATACTGCCCAACTTGTACAGCAGAAGATACTAATGATGAATAGGCTTGCACTGCAAGAATTGAGTAGCCATCAGCAGCAGCAGGATAACCTAATGCTTTTACCAAATTATAATCACCAGAAACTGATTTTCCTAAAGTTAAAGTAGTTTCACTACCACCATAAACATGAAGTTTGCTTGCTGGCGAACTTGTACCAATACCTACATTGCCGCTAGAGTCTATTCTGACTCGTTCTCCGTAATTTCCCGCACCACTTGTAGCTGTGCCAAAAGTAATAGCACCAGCATAATTATGGTCTACGTTTATAAAACTAATGTACGCATTTCCTTGCCCTGCACTATCATAGTTTAGGATAGTTGAACTATTGCCATTGGTGTTAGATGTGTTTTGTAGCGTAACTGTTGACCCTCCACCAATAAACGGGGTTGTAGTAGCTGTTGAACTTCTTGCAACAAGTAATCGTTCTGTATTAAGCCCTGATGTTTTTCCAACAAACAAATTCCCACTTGCATCCAGAGTCATCGCCTGAGTAAAGGTGACAGCGTTCCCTGCTGTGCCTGATGCGGCTGTCCACCAAGCGTGTTGACCAGCGGTATTATTCTGTGAGTAAAGATTTGCGTAATCTGTATCAATATATTTGTAACCACTTCCGTCATAATATGCGTTATTTAACAAGTAGGCGGTATTTGACAGGCCAGCAAGACTTGCTCGTCCGACTTGATACGCTTTCATGCCACCGCCAAAAGCACTCGGAGTAACTCCCAAGCCTAGATTGTTTGAAGCATCTTTAATCAATCCACCATTACCAACATTCAATGTGTCTGTACTTGCATCGCCAAGGGTCACATTGCCAGTAGCAGATAACGTAGTAAACGCACCACTAGATGCTGTAGTAGCACCCACAGTTCCATTGATATTTATAGAAGCAGTACCAGTTAAATTGGTGACAGTACCGCTAGATGGTGTACCCAATGCACCATTGAACAATACTGGTGCACCCGCAGACCCTGTATTGACCGCTAGAGCAGTCGCAATGCCAGTACCCAAACCAGAAACACCAGTGCTGATTGGCAAACCAGTTGCATTAGTCAATGTTGCGCTTGTTGGAGTGCCCAATACTGGTGTCACCAATGTCGGAGAAGTCGCAAAGACAGCAGAGCCTGTTCCTGTTTCATCAGTTAAGGCAGCCGCTAGGTTTGCACTACTAGGAGTGGCTAGAAAGGTTGCTACACCTGTTCCTAGACCTGATACACCTGTACCGATAGGAAGCCCTGTAGCGTTCGTTAAAGTGCCACTTGAAGGAGTGCCTAAGACTCCACCATTAACCACTGGAGCACCAGTTGAGCCAACATTAACAGCTAACGATGTAGCTACACCAGTACCCAAACCACTTACACCAGTAGAAATTGGCAAACCAGTGAGATTGGTTGCTGTACCAGAAGAGGGAGTTCCCAATACTGGAGTAACAAGTGTTGGCGAGTTTGACAACACTACCGAGCCTGTACCAGTAGAGCTAGTTACACCAGTACCACCATTTGCAACAGGAAGAGTTCCTGTAATATCAGCAGTAGAAAGGCTTACTGCATCCCAAGAAGCATTAGTGCCATCAGTCTGAAGATACTTGTTTGCATTGCTTGTTTGGCTAGGCAAGAGGTTGTTCAGAGCAGCAGCCGCAGTAGAAGCACCTGTACCGCCATCAGCAACCGCTAAATCTGTGATACCAGTGATAGAACCGCCCGTGATGGCAGCAGCAGAGTTATCTGTCTTAGTCGCAATGGCAGTAGCAATGTTGTTGTACTCAGTATCAATCTCTGTACCTCGGACAACCTTTAGTGGATCGCCAGGGGTGAGATTGTCTTTAGTCGCAAAGTTGGTACTTTTTGTGTAATTACTCATGATATTTTCCCGTTCTTAGATTGAATTTCAATCTTCTGAATTGACAGTTGAGTGCCGTTAATAGTGGTTTCGTAACCTGTTTGAACAACTTTTCCCGCACCAGATGCGTTTACATCTAATGTTTTAATCAAGAGTCCACCAGAGTATTCTGCTACTCCGTACTCAGCTAGGCCGTACTCATAGTTCTGTTGTGTAGGAATAAAAGCATTGCCTGACAAATAGTTGGCAGCAAAGTCAAACCCCCACTTGATCGTCACAAACTGGTTAGAGCCACCAATGATGATTGTCTTGATTCTCTTGAGAATGGAAATCTGATTGTCATTACCAAGGTCTGCATGATTGGTAAAGTAGCTTAATCGGTAAGTAGAAGTGTTATCTAAGAAACTTCCATACTTGCCAATAAATCCACTCTTACCAATGTACAGATCACCATTCCTGAGTGAGTACAAAGCAGTGGGCGTAATTGAGTCCCACTTGGTTACTCTAAAAGCACCATCTTGCAATGTCATCTTTGTATCAAAACAGAAGACTTGTGCTGTTACAGGTAGGGTCAATAAATAAAAGGCATTCTTCTCTGAGTAAACAGACTTCAGATTAGCCAAAGTCTCTACCGCCAAAGAAGACACCAAGTCAGAACGCACATTCTTGGACAAGTCTCTAAGTGGTGCAGACTTCTCTTGGATAGTCCTCATCAGTGAACGAACACCTGAGTCAGACAAGAAAATTACATCAGTACCGATTGACTGAATAGTGTCCCTAGCAATACACCCAATAGAGCCTACTGTGTCTGACAGAACCAAAGATGCGGGTGTTGAAGCACCAGAGTAAACAAGAATCTGTCTCTTGCCAAGAATAAACAAGAAATCATTGTGAGCCGCTAGACCCATCACTTCATCCGCACCATTAGGCCAAACCCTAGAAACATCCAATGTTCCTGAAGTACCACCGCCCCATACATGACCCGCAATCAGGTCTGAGAAGCTGATAGTGACCTTATCTGTAGATGTATTAGCCACCCACAAGCGACCAAACGCTGAGATGGCAATGTTTGCTTGAGGAACAGTCCCCACATAGCCAGACTTCTCAGATACCCGTCTAAATGTCGTTGTACTGACAGCGGGGTCAAAGATGAGTGGATCGTGACCAGTTTGGAAGAAATAAGCAATGCCATTCAAAGATGCACACTGCCAGTTAGATGCTGTGATAGTAGGGGCTGTTCCTCCACCACCATAGGTCAACTCAGTAACAGCGTTAGAAGTACCAAGTTTAAATAGTTTGTTGTTTCCCGCAAACAGAACAGTCAAAGTGCCATCAGTTTGGACTAACTCATGGATTACACCCACATTGTTAGAACCTAGATTGCCTGATGAAGCGTTAACAAGCGTGTATCCTTTACGTGCGCCAATACGACCAAATTGGTCAATCACGCAATTAGAAGCAGTTAAAGCAAAGCCAGAAGATAAATCTAATGGCGAGTCTTGCGTGTTCAGGCCATAGAAGCCTGGTGCGCTAATGCTTTGACTTTGAAGTGGAGCTGCCATTAGACCGCCACAAAGTTATCTTCAGGGTAACGAGTGCTTTCCAATGCAATAGCGTCAGATAGCATCCCACGGAATAAAGCGTACGCTTCATTAGAAGCAGTGCCTCCGTCCTCACCACGCTCAATCAAACCACGGGCATAGGCACTTTGAGTCACCAAGTAGTCCAATACTTTGACTGAAGTGCCATCAGCAGACAGATTAGCCTGTGGGATGGTCAAATCAAATTTAAGCGTATAGACACCATTGGGGACAGGAAACAGATCGACCTTTGTGTCGCCATTGCCATCTACACCACTAAAACAAAACTCGCTAGGAATAGACTGAGAAGGTGTGCCAAAGTTGAGCTTGCGGTTCATGTCCGCAACAGCAATGTTGTCTAGAGCAATAACACTTGTAGTGTTGATAGCGTCATTGATACGGAACTTCTGACCCGCACCTGTCAAAGCGTATGAGCTTGTGCCACTGGTAGTGGTAACTGTAATTGTTTGTCCTAAGACATTCCAATTATAGGAATCTTCAATCTGACGCTTGGCATCATTGACAAACTTGCCAATCAATGCGGAATAAGTGGTTTCTGATACTGTAGAAACAGTTGTCTCACGCAATCGAATGAGAACATCGTTAACAAGTTCTAAGTAGGTCATGTTCGTTGCGCTCCTGAAACTTCAAATGTGGCAATAAAACTGAATGAACTTGCCGCTTCAGTAGTAAGTTGAATTCTATCGCCTTCTTCTAAAACGATATAAGCATTGCCATCAAACTGAAGGTATTGCTTTGAAGTAAAGTCGTAGTTAGTAAGAATGTCCAATGTTGTAGCCGCACTTGCGTCATACCATTGAACAGTAATGTGCTTAGTCGAGCCACCAGTGTTGTGAATGTACATCACAGTAAACTTGGCGTAATAACCCGTAGGAACTGTATAAACAGTTGTCAGCGTATTTGCTGTTGGGTTAATTCCGACTGAGCTTGGCCTCATTTACTATTCCTCTTAGAGATCGCTTTAGCTTTAGCTTTAGCGTCTTCTTTGGACGTTGCGCCCCAAGCTCTAAGAGAAAGTAAAAGTCGGGTAGGCTTTCCATCTTTCATCTCAGCGCCAGGCATATTGCCCATACGTGCTAAAAAGGATGCCCTACGAGGGTTATCTCCCGACTTGACTGGTGGTTTTAAATTGCCACCTGTTTCTGCATTATACGATGCTCTACCTTTGGCATTCAAGCCCCCAGATTTATTTTTTCCTTCGGCTCTAGTCCAAGCAGGAGTGTTCATTTCTTCTTTGCGGTCTTAGCCGCAGCCTTAAATGCCGCCTCAGTAGGCACACCTTTAGAACCAACCTTACGCATCTTTTCCTTAGAACCCGCTTTGATGCGTTCTTGTTTGGCATTGATGTTAGCGTAGAGGCCTTGTTTCATTTCTTCTTCCTTTTGGACTCGGAAATAGCAATAGCAATCGCTTGTTTAGGATTCTTCACCACAGGGCCTTTTTTGCCAGAGTGTAGAGTTCCTTCTTTAAACTCACGCATTACCTTCCTGATCTTAGTGGCGGGTTTCATTTGCCACGACCTGCTTTTTTCATCATGTTAGTAGCAGTACGACCACCACGGGTAGGCATGGCTTTAGGCTTACCAATAGCAATCATCACAGTGACAGGCATAGATTTCTTTTTTCCATACTCTTTGGCTTCTTTCTCGCCTTTTTCTGTGTATGGGAATTTCTTGTTTCCAACTTGTGGCATATAAATCCTTAACGAACTAGCTTGGTTGCAACAAAAGAAATGAAACCGCCAATAACAGAGGCGATTGCCATTCCAACGAAAAAGCCACCTTTAGACTTGTTAGCCATTTCTAAAAGCGTTTTAATATCTTGGCGAAGTGCATGGACTTCTGCTTGTAAAGCCTCAACTTGGGCTTCTAACTTACCGAATTCTCGTGGATCAATCTCAGACATTTGATTTCCTTGGACGACCCATCTTCTTAACAGGTACTGGAGGTTGCAAGACTATTTGCTTTTCAGAAGTTTCTTCTTTAACTTCATCAATTCTGACGTATCCTTCGTGACCTTTCATGCTATCAATATCATGCTGATAGGTGAAAGTTACTGTATTCCCCGACTGTAAACAACGGAAAGTAGCCATAAGGACTCCAAAAAAAGGGGGGTATTAGCCCCCTTTAATTAAACTGCACGACCAATAATCAAGGTCAATGTAGTTGATGCCAAGTCTACAGAACCTGCTGTAGGGTTGTAAGTCACGATAGTAACTGTATTAGCGGCTGAAACATAGGCTCTACGAACCAAACCTGCTTCAGAAACGCCAACAGACATACCGATAACCATGTCACCCAAAGCAACGCCTGGAACTGTAACTGTATCTGTAGCGGTTGCAGTAGTAGCTACTGATCCGCTATCAAGAGTGCATGAAACGTCCCAAGTGTCTGTAAACAAACCACGGAACTGGTCATTGCCCCTACGGGAAACGACTGCTGTTGCTGCTGCCATAATTAAATCTCCTTAATGTAAAAAACCCCCCACCCGAAGGCGAGGGGAAAGGTTGTTATCAAGAAGGAACAACCAAGGCAAACATGGAAGAAGACAAAGCTGCACCAGTTGTAGCGGCACTACGCAATGCGGCAACGCCATACAAAGTGTCCGATGTGAACAAGGTAGCCAAGTAGTCTTGTTTGTACTGAGTTTGTGAACGGATGCCCACTTGCTCAACCAAAACCATAGCGTCCTTGTGACCCATCAAACATACACGAGCAATAGCAGAACCGCTTGTTGGGAAAGCAGCAGTTGCAGATGCAGAGTCAGCATTGCTAGATGTGAACACGGGGATACCATATAGGTTGCCGATTTCACCAGTACGGATAGCATTGCCATTACCCACAAAAGCCTGTTCTGTGTAACGGGAAAGACCCATCAACGTATTGCGGCTTGAAGGAGGAATAACAAAGAAACGACCATCCATAGGAGTGTCATTGTCATCTAAACGCTGAATAGTACGACGAATAGCCGCATCGGTCAGAGCAGAAGCATTACCAGTATTGGTGTTAGCTGTGTAGTCAAAGGCTGTAGTTCCGTCACCACCAATGAAGGCAGAGCCGTAACGTGCGCCTGTAGAACCACCATTAGCAACACGACCCAACTGGATCAAGCTAGTGTCTACTTGCTTGGCAAGCGCATAGCCCGCATCAGCAGTGTAGAACTGGCGCAAGCTGTTCAGGGCTTGTGCTTCAACGATGTCCTCAATGAAACGTGAATATTCAAAGTGTTGGTTAATGCTAACCAGAACTTCTGTCTCAGTATCGGCAATCAAAGTAACGGCAGTAGATGCCGCTTTTGCTGAAGCAGAACCACGGGTAGGGGCGGGAATGTGAACAGTGTCACCTTTCTTGCCCTTGAAGTTCATCTTCATTACGATGTTAGCCAATACAAGGTTTTTCTTGTAAGCGGCTACGATTTCATCTGACCAGATTTCTGGGATGAATTTTTCTGCGGTGGTTACTGTTACCGCTGGTGTTGGATATGCCATAATTAAATCTCCTAAAGTTTAACGAACCCGACCCTCTTGATAGGCTTGCATGATTTCATCACTTAAAGCGTCATATCTGTTTGGGTCTTGCATTTTGAGCCGAATAAGGTCAGCCCTTCTGTATACCTTCTTTGATGATTCACCAGAACCACCTATATCAACACCTACTGCCTTTAAGTTCTGCTTGCGAGTTACCTCGCCATCATCACTCGTTTGCTTCTGTTTAACAGAACGTAGCTGTTTATAGGTAGATAGCAATTCATTGGCTGAGTCGAAATCATATCCAGAATCGGCTTGCTCAAAAATCTTGATGCGAACAGGGCTAGACTTCACCCAATTTGCAAAGTCCTGATCTCTGGCGATGTCTCCAAAGTCGGGATGTTCTTGCGCTAACCTTTGCTGAATTTGCGCCCTTTTCATTTCTAGCGTAACTTGTCGTGCCGCTAGGATGTCAGGGTGGTTATCAACAGTCCTTTGAACTGCCTTCTGTGGATTCTCAAAGAAATCTACTTCAGGCTCTTCCTGTCTAGTCTGTTGTCGTGAACCAAGGTTCTGTTTGATAAGTTCATCGGCTAACTTTCTGACCTCGCC